TTTCGGGTTAACTACCCGAATATAAAATGACCTATATATACTATTCTTGCATGTTAGTAATAAATGCCATTACTATCGATTCTAAAGGAGTAGTAATGATTACAAAGAAGACCTATGGACAAAATCTTATTGCCCATTGGGATAAGAATATTGATGTAGAAGATGATGTCGCAGAGTACGGTCGTCAGGCGGGTACTGACATCATGAAAGATGTCTACGAAGTCGTTGAAAAAGCAAAACTAGTCGATATTTATAAGAATCGTGATTTCTATGTCGTTATGCTCATAAACAAAGATCGCATGGGTGATACACCCCGCGTTCGAGTTTTTGCACGCAGATCATGTCCTACACCCGTCTATAAGCAGTCTGTGTGGAAATCGCACGCTCTTTCAGGTGCTCTAGAATTTATGTGGACGATTCCCGATTCTGTTCTCTACTATCATATTATTCGCAATGCACCAAAGTACCTTCTCGATAAAGAATGTAGTGACCTGGCAAAGTTTACCCTATTGATGGAGTCAGGAGAATTACTCAACTGGGTTAAAAAAGAGAATGGCGAGAAGATCGATGCAGTAATAAAGATTCAGGAAGTAGTTTCATAAAGAGGAAGTAGTATGTTTGATGAAAATAATGGCATGACGCCAGAAACGAATGCAGAACTTAACCAACATGGCGCTAATTATGCTCAAGAAGTAGAACAAATAGCACCGGCCCCAGAGCAGATACAAAGAGAATCAAAAGGTGACCAGAATTGGCGCCTCATGCGTGATAGAGCACAAGCAGCTGAAACCCGTCTCCAAGAGATGGAACGTATCATGTCTCAGAACATGAACCAAAATCAACCGTCACAAAAGATACAGTTAGTAGAGGATGACGATGATATTGATATTAGTGACGATTCATATGTTGAAGGCAAGCAGTATAAACGCCAACTCAGAGCCGTCAAAAAAGAACTAAAAGAAACGCGGCAGCAATTTCAAGAGATCGCTCAACGGACAGCCCTTGAACAAGCTGAATTCAAACTCAAGACTCAGTTCACTGACTTCGATACTGTTGTCACAAGAGACAACCTTGAGAAGCTCGCACTCGTTAAACCATCATTGTACCGATCTATACTCGCTAATAAAGATAGTTATGATCAAGGGTACACTGCGTATGAAATGATTCGCGCTTCTGGCCTTGTTGATGATAATTACAACTCTCAGGATCGACGAATCGAAGAAAATCGATCAAAGCCTAGGGCGGCTGCAAACGTTGCTCCACAGGGCAGCGAGACACCACTTGCTCGAGCAGGTGACTATGATCGACGAGTGCTAACTGAAGCTCGAAAAACAGAAATACTCAAAAGAGTTGAAGAAGCTAAAAGAAACAGAGTATAATCAAAAAGATTGAAGTATTGCTTCTTGATTCATTGTCTCTTGGTTTCTGGGCGGTTTTTTCAAAGCCTTGTTTGCCGCCCAGTTTATATTCCTTAATTAGCTCTTTTTTTATGTGAGTATGTTACTCATAATACCTGTACACCCGAACTTGACTGTTCGGGTGTATTTTTTTTACGGTCATTTTTGAGTTGTATTGTGACGTCGCTCATCACACGGCCGTATCCAGACTCGCCACCTGATGGTTGTATCGAGACTCACCACCTCACGACTGTATCGAGACTCGTCCTCTCAGAAATAAAAATATATTTAAAATGCTAATTAGGAGTAAGTGTATGATTACTACACCTACAACGCTCCCGGCTCCAGTTCAGCAAACCTTTGACGACGTCCTACTTTCGGTAAGAACTCCAAATCTTATTATGAAGTTGGCCGCATTATCAAAACGTTTGCCGGCAAAAGGCGGAAGAACTTTACGTATGGCACGTTATGATAGACTGCCTACCGCTCCAGTACCATTAGGACCCAGTGGTCAAACTCCCCCTGCAACTCCGTTGAATCGAGTAGACATAGACGCTACAATGTCGTTCTATGGCCTCTACATAGCAATTAATCAGCAGGTAACTCTTCAAAATCAAGACCCTATTTGTAATAAAATCCAGCATGGGGTCTATAAATCTTTTCTAATTGACTTGGAAACCGAAGCTTAAGAGCCGGTAACAAGGGCCAAGGACAAAAGATCTAGGAATTATCTTTTAAAGGATGAAGATGCCAGCGAGAGTTAAGTTTACGAATAGATTCCAAACATTTTTGTCGAATACTAATAGATTCGGGAGACAGTTTGTTACTTCCCAATTGGGTAGTATAAGTCTTTCTGAACTTAATCATGATCTCGCATTGTTCTTTTTTGATAACAAGATATGGAAGAATTTGTTCGCACAGATCGAGCAATCTATCACCGGTGGCTGTCCATGTAAATATTTCTCTTTCGAACTTTCTACTAGAAGTAGATCGGCATCGAGCAGAGGATGTGCCACTGAACACTTTGTCGATCCAATCGAGCAATCTAATATCAGTATTATCAATCTTAAGAAGACCTCTGTAGTGCTCAGTTTTATATCCATCACCTTCTTTTTTGGGCAATTTACACAGGAAGAAGCATCCTTCTCCATCTACAACGCCAGCCATATAAGCCAAGTCAACTGGTCTATATTCGGTAGGAATATAATCCTTAGATCTTTTATAGTATTTTCGTCGTTCTTTCATAGTATCCTTAGTTTATTGAAGCAGTATTACTATGTAATTATAAACGAAACAGAACTATTTGTCCAGGCTGAACGACTAAACGAAAAGACCCAGAAATGGGATGCGATAGTCTGACCTCCGATCGATAAGACGGAGAGAGTTGGTCGAAGAACCGACTCCGCCCGAAAGGGTCAGTAAGCGAAAGCTGAAAGTAACAGAAAAATGGTGCTCAACGAAACTGCCGAGCTTCTTGGACTCTCACTTCGTATGACCGAGGATCAAATCACGAGAGACATGCTAGCCGCCACAAGTAGCATCTACAATTGTACCGGGGGCAACAACGGAGACCTTCCAACTAACCTTTCGCTCTCTGATATAGACGATGTCACTTCAGCATTGCTCACAAACGATGCCTGGATGATTTTGGACACAATCGGAGCTGAGGACAAATTTGGAACCGGTCCGACCCGAGATGCGTACATGATGCTCGGGCATACTCGCTTATCTAAAGATTTGAATAACATAAATGGTTTCATTTCTAAATGGAACTATCCGAACGAAAACCGAGTATTGAGATCAGAATGGGGTGCCATAAACAACGTTCGCGTGATGCTATCATCAGTCGCGAGTGTATCTCCTAATGCGTCTGCTTTAGGAAATGACGTTTATAACAACTTCATCCAGGGTATGGAATCGTTGGCTTGCGTAGAGCAAGATAACTTCTCCGCTCGATTCCTTTACAGACCGCCTGTGTTCTCTGATCCATTGTTCCAAAATGTGACCATAGGTTACGTTTTTGCGGAAGTGCCTAAACATTCTGGGCACTCTAAATTTTCTCTGATTGACTTGGAAGCCGTAGCGTAAGAGCCGGTGACAGGGCGGAAGGCGAAAGCCACCGTGAGAGACTAAGTGAGAAAACACTGAAAAGTGATGCGATAGTCCGAACAACTGAGGAAACCAGTTGAGAAGAATCCGAAGCGGTTCTTCCCCCGATAGGGAGTAACAAATGAGAATATTGAACGATTTATGGATCACTAACGCGCGCTGTACGCTCGCATAAGGAGATATTATGTCTGTTCAATTTTCAGGTACTAATCAAGGTTTCTTCACCTCTACAGGTGTAGCTCAAATCCTTCAACTTCCTTCGAATGTTGATTGGTTGTGGGTAAAGAACCTTACAACATCATATGCATCTGGTGCAAGCACTGGTGCCGAGTTCTATTGGCAGCGTGGTATGACCCAAGGTCTTGGTACTATTTATACCAAAACCACATCTACCAATGCTCTTACCGTAGGACAAGTAGCAGCTAATGCAGGATTCTTCCTCGTTAACTCTACATTCAACATTCCTGGGCCATCATTGACCTTTACCGCTATTACCAATGGGACACCTCCTGTTGTTGATACAGCCAATACAGGGTCACTTGTTACGGGTGATATTGTTCGTATATTTAATACAACTGGTGGCCAACAACTTGGTGGTCTTGATTTCACTATTGGAACGGTTGTATCAGGTACGAGTTTTACTCTTGCCTATATGCAACCAATAGCTGCGGCAACCGGTGGAACATTCCGTGTTATTCCGTATAGCCCATATTTCTATCCATCATTGCGCTATATCACCAATATATCTCAAGCGACACAAGCAATTGTGACTCTATCAGTAACGCATAATTATACTGTTGGGCAGAAGATAAACTTCATCATACCAACAGTATCTGCGACAGCATTTGGTATGACTCAACTTGATGGAATGTATGCAACTATCGTTGCTATAAACCAAGCCGATGCTAATGGTTATACCAATACTATTACGGTCGATGTCGACACAACTGGATTCACTGCGTTTGCATTCCCTCTTACAACTGACCTTGGATTTACTCCAGCTCAAGTCATTCCTGTAGGTGAGAATACTGCTGTCGCATTGAATCTCGGACAAAACA